TGCTTGGTAATGAGTAGTCACGCATTTTTATCCGCATCATCCAGTCACAGATGGCTGGAATGCCCGCCATCCGCTAAGTTGTGTGCAGGACATGAGGACAGGGCAAGTCCTTATGCAAAGCAGGGTACGGACTGCCATGAACTGTGTGCGTATCTGGTGGAAAAGGCACTGGGGAAAGATGTGAAAGATCCAACGGGAAATCTGGACTATTACGATACGGAGATGCAGGACTGCGCAGAAAGCTATTGTTCTTATGTGTTGGAACAGATAGAAGAAGCAAAGAAACGCTGTCCAGACCCACAGGTTCTGATAGAGCAGAGACTGGATTTCTCCCGATGGGTGGAAAATGGATTCGGTACCGGAGACTGTGTGATTGTTGCAGATGGCATTCTTCACATTTGCGATTATAAGCACGGACTTGGGATTTTAGTTTCGGCAGAACATAATCCGCAGATGATGTGCTATGCACTGGGAGCACTGGAACTGTTCGATGGCATTTATGACATTGATGAAATCCAGATGACCATTTTCCAACCGAGAAGAGAAAATATCAGCACCTATACCATCAGCAAAGCAGAACTGCTCAGATGGGCAAAAGAAGTCCTTGCACCAACAGCGAAACTTGCCTATACAGGTGAGGGCGAATTTAAGGCAGGGGAACATTGTCAGTTCTGCAAAGTCAAAGCAACCTGCAGGAAGAGGGCAGAATATAATCTGGAACTTGCCAGATATGATTTTGAGATGCCGCCGGTTCTGGATGATACGGAGATTTCAGTTATCCTTGGGAAAATCGACAGCCTGGTTGCCTGGGCTTCTGACATTAAGGAACATGCACTGCAACAGGCATTAAGTGGTACCCATTACGATGGATTCAAAGTAGTGGAAGGCAGAGCAAACAGAAAATACTCTGATGAAGCAACGGTGGCAGCAGTTGTGGCAGAAGCAGGATATGATCCGTATGAGAAAAAGGTTCTTGGTATTACAGCCATGACATCCCTGATGGGAAAGAAAAAATTTGAAGAGGTGGTTGGCAGTTACATTGTCAAGCCACAGGGAAAACCGGCACTGGTGCCGGAGTCGGATAAAAGACCGGCAATGAATACAGCATATGAAGATTTTAGTGAAAATTAAGGAGGAAATTCAAAATGGCAAAATTTAATAATCCAACAAAAGTAATCACAGGCGTAAACACAAGATGGAGCTATGTAAATGCGTGGGAAGCAAAATCCATCAATGGCGGAGCACCAAAGTTCTCTGTATCCCTTATCATTCCAAAGTCTGATACCAAGACGATTGAAAAGATTCAGGCGGCGATTCAGGCAGCTTATGAAGAAGGACAGGGCAAGTTAAAAGGCAATGGCAAATCTGTACTTGCATTGTCTGTACTTAAAACACCTCTTCGTGACGGCGATGCTGAAAGACCGGATGATGAGGCTTATGCAGATGCATATTTTATCAATGCCAACAGTGCAACAGCACCTGGCATCGTGGATGCAGACCGCAATCCGATTCTTGACCGTTCCGAAGTGTACAGTGGTGTATATGGCCGTGCATCCATCAATTTCTATGCTTTTAACAGCAATGGAAATAAGGGTATCGCATGCGGGCTTAACAATCTCCAGAAGATTAAAGACGGAGAACCACTTGGCGGCAAGAGCAGAGCTGAGGATGATTTTGCAACAGAGGAAGATGAAGATTTCTTATCCTAATTCCGTGACAGACTGGGCGGTGGGAAACTGCCGCCCATGATTTTAAGAAAAGTGAGGAAAATATTATGTTATCAGCAGAATTTTTAGAAGCGGCAAAGACAATGGTAATTTTAACAACCTTTTGGGCTATCATCGTATTGGACATCTGGGCAATCGGGAGCATGATTACACACTTTATCATGTGGGTGTATAAAGGCATCAAGAAACTCAGCAAAAAGAAAAAATAGAATAGGATTTGAGAAAGCGGGCATTAGCTGTTATGGCTGATGCCCATTTTCAGATGGGAGGAATTTATGCATACAATCAGTATTGATATAGAAACTTTTTCAAGCAATGACCTTAGCAAATGCGGAGTTTATAAATATGTGCAGGCACCTGATTTTGACATCCTATTGTTTGGATATTCGGTAGATGGCGGTGTAGTAAAGGTTGTAGATTTGGCGGCAGGGGAAGAGATACCGGTGGATGTTCTGGTAGCACTTTCTGATGAAAGTATTACAAAGTGGGCATTCAACAGCAATTTTGAACGAATCTGTTTATCAGAATGGCTCAGACGAAAGCATCCGGAATATTTTTCTTCTTACAGTATCCCGGAGGACACAGTTGGTGATTATCTTGATCCGCATGGGTGGAAGTGTTCCATGATATGGTCTGCATATATGGGACTGCCCCTGTCACTTGCAGGAGCAGGTACGGTGTTGGGACTGGAAGAACAGAAACTGAAAGAGGGTAAGGAGTTAATCCGTTATTTTTGTGTGCCATGCAAGGCGACGAAAAGCAATGGTGGCAGAACCAGAAATTTGCCGGAGCATGACAGAGAAAAGTGGAATCTGTTCAAGGCATATAACCAGAGGGATGTGGAAGTGGAGCAGTCCATCCAGCAGAAGTTAGCAAAGTTTCCGGTGCCGGCTTTTGTCTGGGAAGAGTTCTGGCTTGACCAGGAAATTTGTGACAGGGGAATTGCCATTGACAGGAAGATGGTAGAAGAAGCCATTGCATTGGATAAGATTTCTAAGAATGAGCTGTCTGCAACTATGTGTGAGATGACAGAACTGGATAATCCCAATAGTGTGGCGCAGATGAAACAGTGGCTTTTGGAGCAAGGCATAGAGATGGATTCTCTTGGTAAGAAAGAGGTAGCAAAACTGATTGGAGAAGTGGATGGAGAACTGAAAGAAGTGCTTCAGCTCCGTCAGCGGTTGGCGAAATCATCCGTGAAGAAATATCAGGCAATGCAGAATGCGGTATGTTCGGATGGCAGGGCAAGGGGGATGTTCCAGTTTTATGGTGCCAATCGTTCTGGCAGATGGGCAGGGCGTATTATTCAGTTGCAGAACTTACCACAGAATCATATGGGAGATTTGGAAGAAGCAAGAAGTTTGGTAATAAATGGGGATTATGAAGCACTGTCCATGCTGTATGATTCTGTACCGGAAGTTCTTTCCGAACTGATAAGAACAGCCTTTGTAGCAAGGGATGGATGTAAATTTGTGGTATCTGACTTTTCTGCCATTGAAGCAAGGGTGCTGTCATGGCTTGCTGGGGAGAAGTGGAGAACAGAGGTCTTTATCAATAATGGGGATATTTACTGTGCGTCTGCATCTGCCATGTTCGGTGTTCCTGTGGAGAAACATGGGGAGAATGCTCATTTAAGACAAAAGGGCAAGATTGCAGAACTGGCTCTTGGATATGGCGGTTCTGTGGGTGCTTTAAAATCTATGGGAGCATTGGAGATGGGGATTGCGGAAGAGGAACTGCAACCGCTTGTGGATATGTGGAGACAGTCCAATCCCAACATTGTGAGATTCTGGTGGGATGTAGACCGTGCTGTGAAAAATGTGGTAAAGAACAGGACGCAGGAAGAGGTAAAAGGCATCCGTTTCTATTACCAGAGTGGAATGTTGTTTATAAAGCTACCATCTGGAAGACAATTATCTTATGTGAAACCGAGGATGGGAGAGAATAAGTTTGGCGGGGAATCGGTTACTTATGAAGGTGTCGGTGCAACTAAGAAATGGGAAAGGATTGAAAGCTACGGTCCGAAGTTTGTGGAAAATATCGTTCAGGCAATCTCCAGGGATATTCTGAGTTTTGCCATGCAGACACTTTCACACTGTTTTATCTGCGGTCATGTACATGACGAACTTATCATTGAGTGCAGTAAGGATGTTTCACTGGATGCCATCTGTGAGCAGATGGGGAGAACACCATCCTGGGCAACGGGACTTGTTATGCGTGCGGATGGATATGAGACAGAATTTTATAAGAAAGATTGATAAGAAAATGGCTGCCCTGTTTCGGGCAGCCAGAAAGTAACATGATATTATGAAAAAATTTTTAGAATGGTAGAGAACTTCGAGCGAGAAGGTCATCATCGTTAGATACTGTGGTAACATTAAAATATGGATTATGATGATAAAAAGTTGTATCGTTTTGTTGTTCGTAAAACATACATACTGTTCCAGCAGTGTTTTCATCTTTTCGGTATCTTCTGTAGGTAAGTAAACAATCTTCTCCCACAGTATCATCTGCGATGTATCTGCCAACAATATTATGCTCTCCTTCTCGAACGAGGATATTTTGGAAAGGACATATATGTGCACCGATTCCATCTCTGTCATATGCTAATAAAATATGTATAGTATCCGGCATGCTGGAAAAATCAGTTTCAACAGGAATAAAAGCATATGATAGATCTTGGTCAGGTTCATCTTTCCACTTTTGTTGGTATACACCGCCAATTTCATGTCGGCGATTAGCAACGTATGTGTCTAAAATAAATTCGTCGCAAAATGAAACTAAAAAATCATTCCATACTTGATTCAAGAAATCAAGAGTTGCTTGAAGCTGATCAGCCAAATTTCTTTTGCCGTGTTGAAGCTCTTTTCTAAAAAAAGGACCAATCTCTGCTTTATTACTACTGCCTAATATCCCCATTGATAATTTGTTTGAAATATCAGCAGTATGTTTGGTTCTGTTATTAATAGCCTCAATGTATTTGAACTCGCTGGAAGAATTAACATTTTCAAACCAAGCGGAGGTCTTTGGAAATGCGGTTTTATATGTTAGTTGAGCAAAAGTTGATGCCATTTTCTGAAAATCGACAGAATCCACTTTTTTGTTGTTATTAGCCAGTAAACCGGCATTAGCAATTTGACTTATGGAATCCAAGCTATTCATACTATATTGATAGAAATCTCTTAATAGCTTATCAAATAAAAACCAAGGATCTACTTTTTCTCCAGCAACGCGTAATTCATACACAGGGTGGTTTTCTGTGGTTACTGATATTCGTTTGGCTTTTTTTCCATCAATAACAATATCCTCTACAAAATCAGAAAATAAATCTTGCTCCCAGCGAACAGTTTTTATTGTCATCTTTTCAATGATAGTTTTTATGGTTGTAAAGCAATATTCAACTACATCAATATTTTTTCTGGTATAGGTTATGAATTGCCATGCGGAATATACATGGTGATTTAGTAAATCTTTTTGAAAAGCGTAATCGTCTGTATACATTATTAGTCTCCTTAAGGTATTTGGTGTCTATAATTATATCAATACTTCAAGGTATTAACAATAAAACATAATCTGAAAATTATTTTTTGAGCAGGTTAAAATCTGCTCTTTTTCTTTTGCCTGTGACTTGAGAGGGAAACCTCATCATAGTTCAAGGAGGGTAATTCGATGAGTGAATTACAGATTTTTAAGAATGCGGAATTTGGCTTTGTCCGCACAATCACAGTAGAAGGTGAGCCATATTTTGTTGCAAAGGATGTTACGGGGATTCTTGGATATGCCAACGCCAGTAAGGCGATTTCAGACCACGTGGAAGAGGAAGATAAACTCAATAACGAATCGTTATCGAGTTTGGGTCAGCGTGGTGGATGGCTTATTAATGAATCCGGTCTGTACAGTCTGATTCTTTCCAGCAAGATGCCAAACGCAAAGCGCTTTAAGAGATGGGTAACATCAGAAGTTCTTCCGACTATCAGAAGGCATGGACTGTATGCAATGGATGAGGTTCTTGCTAATCCGGATATTCTGCTTAACGCATTACTGGAACTGAAAGCAGAACGTGAAAGAAATTCCAGCTTACAGGCAATGGTAGCAGTCCAGAGCCAGCAGATGATTGAGATGCAGCCGAAAGTTTCCTATTACGATGTGGTGTTAAATTGCAAGGACTTGGTGGCGATTTCTGTTATCGCAAAGGATTACGGATGGAGTGCCACAAAACTGAACCAGTACCTGCAGCAGAAAGGCATCCAGTACAAGCAGGGCGGTAAAATCTGGCTTCTGTATCAGAAATATGCGGAAAAAGGATACACCAGCACCAAGACCCACAGCTATCCGGGAAGTGATGGCAGTACCCATACAAAGGTGCATACTTACTGGACGCAGAGAGGCAGACTCTTCATTTACGATTTGTTAAAGGCAGACGGTATATTACCGCTTGTGGAGCAGGAGGTGTGATATGTCAGTCAGCAGATTTAACAGTGAGGGATACCACGATCCGGTGGTATATGAGGCACTGACAAATGTGGAGAAGGAGCAGCGTGCAGTCGTAAGGGCTGCATCTGCTTACAGACCTTTGGTGTATATCTGTTCTCCATACGCAGGAGATATGGAAACAAATGCAGAGAACGCCAAGAAGTATTCCAGATTTGCTGTAGAGAGCATGGCAATCCCGTTTGCACCGCATCTTCTTATGCCACAGTACATGGATGAAGGGACGGAAAGAGAATTGGCGCTTCGCATGGGAATCATTTTCCTCAGCAAATGTGAGCAGGTATGGGTGTTCGGAGAGCGTGTTTCAGAGGGCATGGCTTATGAAATCAGAAAAGCCGCAAATATGGGAAAAAAGATCCGTTATTTTACAGCAGACTGCAGGGAGGTAGAGAAAGCATGAAGATAGCATATGGCAACAGCCGCATGGAGAAGAGATGGAAGAACAGGGAGATTTCCTGGGAGGAGTTCTGCAAGAGGGTCAGCGCTCCAATTATTACAACGGAAACTGTAGAAGAATACCGAAAGATGACGAAAAAACAGCAGGATGATGTCAAGGATGTGGGCGGATATGTAGGTGGTCATTTAAGAGGTGCCAGAAGAAAATCCGGAACCGTGCTTTGTCGTTCCATGCTGACATTGGATATGGACCATGGAACGGAAGGCATTGCAGAGGAACTGGAGATGCTGTTCGGTTTTAAAATGTGCATTTATTCCACACACAAGCATACGCCACAGGAGCCGCGACTGCGTATCATTATCCCTCTTTCAAGGGAAATCAGTGAAGAGGAATATCCGGCAGTGGCACGCATGGTGGCAAAGGAAATCGGTATTGATATGTTTGATGATACCACCTATCAGCCGCACCGCCTGATGTACTGGCCATCCGTTTCCATGAATGGAGAGTTTGTGTTTAAAGAGATGGATGGAGAAATCCTGAATCCGGATGATTACCTTGCCATGTACGATGACTGGCACGATATTTCCACACATCCCACATCTTCCAGACAGTCTGCTGCAATCAAAAAAGATGCAAAGGCACAGGCAGACCCGTTGGAAAAGTCCGGTGTAGTAGGTGCTTTCTGCAGGGCTTATGGTATCCGAGATGCCATTGATACATTCCTGAAAGATGTGTATGCACCATCCGTCATGGAAGGCAGATATGATTACATCCCAGCAGACAGCAGCGCCGGCGTGACCATCCATGATGAAAAATTCTCTTATAGTTTCCATGCCACAGATCCAGCTTGCGGAATGCTCCTGAATGCGTTTGATGTGGTGCGTGTCCATCTGTTCCCGAATGATGATGAAAAGAAATCTTTTAAGGAGATGGCGGATTTTGCGAGTAAGGATGAAAAAGTGAAGCTGCTCATTCTGGAAGAGAAGCAGTCAAAAGCGGCAGCAGAATTTGATGATTCAGATAAAGATGCATGGAAAGCAGAATTGGAATACAACGAGCGTTCCACAGTCCTTGCAAACACGGTAAGAAATGAGATGCTGATTCTTACCAATGATGAGGATTATGCGAATTTTGCATTTAATGAGATGGCGGGGCGCATACAGGTGACAGGACCATTGCCGTGGCAGAGACCGGAAGAGAATAAGTTCTGGAGAGATGCAGATACAGCGCAGATGAAAGCAAGACTGGATCTGAATTACGGTGTGTTCTCCACCAGAAACCATGAAGTGAGTTTTACCAAAGTGGCAGACGATCGCCGTTTCCATCCGATACGTGACTACTTAAATGCACTTCCAAAATGGGACGGTATTGCAAGGGTGGATACGCTTCTGATTGATTATTTCGGGGCGGAAGATAATGAATACACCAGATGTGCGTGTAGAAAATCCATTGTGGCAGCAGTGGCAAGAATCATCTGTCCGGGAACGAAGTTCGACAGTGTCCTTATCCTGAATGGTCCTCAGGGCATTGGGAAAAGTACCTTCTACGCAAAACTGGCAGGAGAGTATTTTTCTGATTCCTTAAGCCTGATTGATATGAAAGATAAGTCTGGGGCAGAAAAACTGCAGGGATACTGGATATTGGAGCTTGGGGAACTTGCCGGGATGAAGAAGGCAGATGTGGAGTCTGTGAAATCGTTCATCAGCAGAACGGATGATGAGTACAGACCATCTTATGGCCGAACGGTAGAGAGCCACCCGAGACAGTGTATCATTGTCGGTTCCACAAACTCTGAATCCGGATTCCTTCGAGATATTACCGGAAACAGACGTTTCTGGCCAGTAAAGGTCAGTGGGAAGTCTAAGAAGAAATCCTGGCAGATGACAAAAGAGGAAGTAAATCAGATCTGGGCGGAAGCACTTCATTTATACAACAATGGGGAGACGCTTTATCTGGATGGCAAGGTTGCTGAGATTGCATTTTCTGAGCAGATGGAAGCAATGGAGAGTGATGAACGACAGGGTCTTGTAGAGGAATATCTGCATATGCTCCTTCCGGCAGGTTGGGATGACATGGACATCTATGCCAGAAGAAATTATGTCTCTGACAGGAATGTTCCGACTGCTGCAAAGGGCGTGGAGGAAAGAACCACAGTCAGCAATGCGGAAATCTGGTGTGAATGCTTTGGCAGGAATATTGCTGATTTGAAGCCGGCGGACTCTTATGCGATAGCAGCCATTATGGCCAAGGTAGAGGGATGGCAGCGAACAGATAAAATCAGAAAACTTCCTTGCTATGGCAGACAACGCCTTTATATGAAGCAGTAAAAATAGTGGTTGTGTTGTGTATCCTGTGATGAAAAGCACACACAACACAACTACTTCTATTATATTTGTTTTAGTTTTTAACTATAAGAAAGGAAAATCGTGAGCGCACATACACGCGATCATAATATAGGAAAAAATCGTGATTTTTGTGCATTTGTGATTGGGTATAGAAATGCGTGAAAAAGAAGTTGAAAAAAAACTTGTGTCGGCTGTGAAAAAGATGGGAGGTATCTGTCCGAAGTGGGTGTCTCCGGGATTTGATGGAATGCCTGACCGCATTGTGATTCTTCCAAAAGGAAAGATAGGTTTTGTGGAAGTGAAGGCACCTGGGGAAAGACCAAGACCGTTACAGAAAGCAAGACATGGCATGTTACAAAGGCTTGGATTTTTAGTATTCGTACTGGATGAGCCGGAAGAGATTGGAGGGATACTGGATGCAATACAATCCACATGATTATCAGAAGTTTGCAACGGAATATATTGAGGAACATCCCATAGCAGCAGTTTTATTGGAATGCGGTTTAGGTAAGACCAGCATTACACTTACTGCTATCAATAACCTGATGTTTGACAGTTTTGATGTGCATAAGGTGCTTGTGATTGCTCCTATCCGAGTTGCAAAATTAAGCTGGCCGGATGAAGTGGAGAAATGGGAGCATTTGTCGGATTTGATTTATAGTGTGGCTGTGGGAACAGAAGCAGAAAGGCTGAAAGCATTAAAAACACCTGCGGACATTTACCTAATTAACAGGGAGAATGTACAGTGGCTCGTAGAAAAGAGTGGAATGCCATTCGATTATGACATGGTGGTTGTAGATGAACTTTCTTCTTTTAAGAACCATCAGTCAAAGAGATTCAAGGCATTTATGAAAGTCAGACCAAAGGTAAACAGGGTGGTAGGTCTTACCGGCACACCATCCAGTAACGGACTGATGGATTTATTTGCAGAATATAAGCTGCTGGATAAAGGAGAACGCCTTGGCAGGTTCATTGGTCAATACCGACAGTGTTATTTTAAGCCGGACAAATGCAATGGTCCTATTGTTTACAGTTATAAGTTACTGCCTGGAGCCGAACAGCAGATTTATGAAAAAATATCAGATATCACCATTTCCATGAAGTCAGCGGATCATCTGAAAATGCCGGAACTGATTAACAGCAATTATATGGTTCACATGGATAAAAAGGAAAAGCTGAAATATGTAAGGATGAAGCAGGAACTTGTATTACAGCTTCCTGGTGGAGAAGTGACTGCTGCAAATGCGGCTTCTCTTTCCGGAAAACTGTCACAGATGGCTAATGGTGCTATTTATACCGATGATGGTGGTACGGAAATTATCCATGACAGAAAACTGGATGCATTGGAAGATTTGATTGAAGCTGCAAATGGGAAGCCGATTCTGGTAGCTTACTGGTTCCAGCATGATTTAACAAGGATTACCGAAAGTCTCCGTCAGCTTGGTGTCATCTATCAGAAACTGGATTCTGATGAAAGCATCCGAAAATGGAATGCAGGGGAATTGCAGGTGGGGCTTATCCATCCGGCATCGGCAGGGCATGGACTGAATTTACAGAGTGGTGGAAACACACTTATCTGGTTCGGGCTTACGTGGAGTCTGGAACTGTACCAGCAGACGGTAGCAAGGCTTTGGAGACAGGGGCAGACATCAGGAACGGTTGTGGTACAGCATATTTTAACAGCACAAACTGTGGATGAGCAGATGATGAGGGCATTGTCAGAAAAAGACCTTACCCAGTCAGCACTCATTGAAGCTGTGAAAGCAGAGGTGATGGACCATGGGGACTAAGAACCTGTCAGAAGATCCGTATGAAAAACTTGCCAATGCAATCATTGTACAGGCATCAAAAGATTATATGACGAATCTTAGAAAAAAGAAACGAAATCCGGGAAGTGCATCAGCAGAGCATGATATCCGGGAATGCGAACGATTTTTCCGTTCCGGTTGGTATCAGGTTCTGACTTCCGTGGATGGAGAGTATCTGATGGGAAGGCTTCGTAAGGAAGCATTAGGGGTAAAATAAGACAATCAGAGTCAATCCGAGGGAAATAAATTTTCAGTCGGAGGTACTTATGAACGCAAAAGAATATTTAGGTCAGGCATTAAATATTGACAGGAGTATCAACAGTAAATTGGAACAGGTAGCTTCCTTACATGAGCTGGCGACCAAGGCAACAACACTGATGTCTGATATACCGGGAAGTCCAAACAGGAACATTCACAAGATGGAAGATGCCATTGTTAAGATGGTGGATTTGGAGAATGAGATTTATTCTGACATCCACAGACTGGTAGAGATTAAGACGGATATTACCAGACTTATCAAACGTCTGAGCAACAGGGACCAGCAGCTTATATTGGAACAGAGATATTTGTGTTTCCGTCCGTGGGAGCAGATTGCAGTAGATTTGGATTACAGTATCCAACACACATTCCGCATCCATGATGCAGCAGTAAAAGAAATTGCAAAATTTCTGGAAGATGAGAGTTAATGTGATAGAATGAGAGTTCTTATTTATGATATTGTTATACTGACGAAAGAAACAAAATGACAGAGAGCCATTGCAGAGAAATTTGCAGTGGTTTTTTTCATGGAGAAAAGAGGTGGAACATATGCCGAGAAAACCAAAGCGTCCCTGTTCTCATCCCGGCTGTCCGAATCTGACGGATGGAAGATTCTGTGAGGAACATGAGAAACTTGCCAATCAGAACTATGAGAAGTACGAACGCAATAAGGACAGCAAAAGAAGATATGGCAGAG